GCTACTAAATTTCCAGCTGCTGCCGCACCTGCTGTTGCTGCATCATAGAGTAATAAAGTAGAACTTGCTATTCCTTTTCCTTGAATAGAAGTAATTCTAGCTCTACCTAATCTTGATAAAGTATCAGCTCCAATAGTAGCGAGGTTTAGGGTTGTTTGATCACTTGAATATGAGTTTCCCATTTTTATTTTTCTCCTAATTTATTCTATGCTCCCGAGGGAGCATAGATAATTAATTAATTACGCTGATTCAGCGCCGTTTTTTTCGTCGGCAACAAAGTAGTAAAGAGTACCACTTGCAGAACCTGCTGCAGATGTATTAGCTTCATGAGTAACTGTTAATTGTTCTCTTGCGCCCGCAGCATTTACAATAGCTGGTCCATATTCAACCGCATTAATAATTGTTGAAATACCACCAAGTGATGCACCATCAGTTGCGCCACCTACTACTGAAAGAGATTTTGCTGTAACTGGTTGAGCAATTGCCAAACCATTTGGATCTGCAACTACAGTTCCAGTTCCTACTGGAGTATAACCAATATCTTGAGTAGCACCTCCAGTACCGCTCGCATCCCAAATTGCTATTTGGTAAACGACAGCACCTTTTGGTAAAACTACTGAAGTTGTATCTGTTTCTGATTTTTGTACATTTCCATCACCTGCTGTTAAAGTATTTGGTATATGAAAATTTGCTGTTGCACACATAGAGCCAGCAATTGAAGTTCTTAAACCGTCTCCGTTTTCTCTAACGTTTCCTAAAAAAGTTGTGTTAGCCATATTAATATCCTCCTAGATATTTTAAATACAGTCCCTAGGGAAGTCGACTATATGCGTCTGTATTCAATAAGTTTATTTAAATATATAGTAAGGTAGTTATAACTGATTTTTTAATAGAGTGCAAGAGAGCCTACGGTATTTATGCATTTCAGCGATGTAGCTTTTGACTAAGTAGCTACAGAAACTTGTGGAGTAACACCTTCTACAGTGTTTTGTTTGTGAGCAATAGCTGCTTCTTCCAGCTTAATATCAGTGATGATTTGTTTAACTTTGTCATCAATTCTGACCATTTCAAGAGTATATCTACCGTTAGATAGATGCTCCTGTTCCCACTTCAACTCCAAGGACCTTTTTGCTTTGTATAGGTCTTGTATCATTACTAACTTCCTCATAAGTTATTCGATAAGGTCTGTCCGAAAACATTCCCGATGATTCCCAAACTATACTGTTTTCTCCCAGTTTGTCAACTATTGATTGTTCTAAGGAAACTGCGTCATCATTAGATTCTACTTCAAATCTAGCGTGATGATCGTATGCGTATATGTTTACAAGGAATTTTTTCATGGTTTTGTCTTTCTATATGTCGATTGTGGCGGAACTATGTCCCGCCACAAAATTATTGATTAAGCACCTGGTGATGCAAAAATACCTCTAGGGTCTGATACGCCAAATACGTATCTTTCTCTAGCTTTGTATCTTACGTTTCCAGTATCGAAATCGCCTTCCATTTTAGTAGTCAATGGAGCTCTTTCCATATGCTTCATTCCGTTAGGCACGTCTGTAGTGATATAGAACGCATCTGTGTCAGTTAAATAGTGGTTAACTGTGTATCCACCAGGAACCATTCCCATAGATACAAGTGCGTTAATATCATTATCAGCAGTTCCAACTCTTTGTGAAGACTTCATAAGTCTTTCAGCAGTGAATTGTAGTGCAGATGGAATGATCATCTTCACAGCTTTCGCAGCGATCTTTAAACCTCTTTCATCAGTAAGCGCAGCAATGTCAATCATTGATTGCTCTAATGAAGTTTCGTTTAAATCCGCAGCTGTTGCCAATGTATTACTGAAAGTTCCAGAAATAGTTGGGTGCGAAGCGTTGAAAAGAGATACACCATCACCTGAAGTGAATGTTAAACCTGGTAAACCATTGTTTAACGGTGCAGCTGCTTTAACTTGTTTAGTTTGAGCCATAGATCTTGCTAAAGCTTTTGTATATCTAGACGCAAGTCTGTCATACAAATTGTCCTCAATAGCTTCTTCAGTGATAGCAAACCCAAGAGCAATTGTCTCGTGTGTGTATCTAGCTGTGAAAGTTTCTTGAGCACTGTCGTAAGTTACGCCAGAACCTTCTGGTTTAACTTGTGCTTGAGCAAATCCACTTAACATTACTTCTTCTTCAAAAGCTCTGTCAGATGACTCAGTTGTGTATATTTCAGCATGTTCTTGTTCATACTGTTTATACTCCAGGCCGAATAGTGCATTCAATCCTGGCTCTAGTTCTTTAACTAGTTGGTTTCGTGATATAGCCATAATTATATACTCCTATTATATCCCTGCTACGTTATTTCCTAAGATATGCTCATTAATGATAACTCTAAGGGCAAAGCCCGCAGCAGTAGTATCAGAATGATTTGGATCTCTAGAAACACCTAGTATTTTAAGTTGAGCAATAGAAGCACTTGTTGTAGCCGAAATTTTTGATTTCGAAATGAACAACGGAGTAGTTCCTACTGCCACGACCTGGTCAGCACATCCACCAACTTCATTTTGGTTGAATGCAGTGTCCGCAGACATGATTTCATAAACCTGTCTAGGGTCGTCGTTTACGAATGCAACAATATCAGTAGCAGTGTTACTTGCTTTTGAAAAGTTTGCAAACGTTGGTTTGTTTGTGTCGGCATCAGTATAGAAAACGCCATTCAGTGTACCCAGATTATTTGCATCTGTGTTTCCTGAAGCGAGTACAACACCATCCGCAGTTAATTGCACCATTGCTGCGTGCGAAATTAAAGCAGAAGAAGCTGCAACGCTGTACTCTGTAAGAGCACCTACGTTATCTGTCTGACCAACTTTTTTAATGGGTCTTAAACCGAACCCAGTTGTTGAAGCGTTAGCCATACGTTTTCTCCTTAAATGTACCTGCCCTTACGGGCCTCCAGTACGGTTTATATATTTCGCTGGTTTAGGAATTGTTAAAAAATTAACTTTTCTTAGAGCCACCGAAGGTTACACGAGTATCTCTATCAACATTGATAGGCATACTCTTATGCTGTTCCTTCGCAAGATCGGCGTCTATTGCAGCCTGCTGATCCTGTGCTTGTCTAGCATAGTATTCAGTTCTTTGCTGCGCGATCTCCTCTGGTACCCTTGTCAGCACAAGGCCTCCGTGCCCGATAACCCCTGCGTATTTGCCATCTGCGATAGTTGGAAAGTCTTCTTCAGGATATTCATCTGATCTTACTAACTCATACCCGGATCTTAAGCGTCCTTGTATGTTTTTCGTATCAACGAATCCTAGGATTTCTGTCCTGACCCATCTGTGTCTATATCCATTTGGCGCGTTGGGCGTATCTAAGTACGACGGTGGAGTCCAAACTTTCGGTCTCTCTTGTGGAGCTACCGTTTTTGCTTGTGCTTCAACTTTTGTTGAATCACTTTTCTTTGCTTGGCTCGCACGAGTTGGTTGTTCTTTTTTCATATGCTTATACCTCCTTCGTGTTCATAAGTTGTTTCGCATATTCTTCTAGCGGCACACCTAATTTTTTAGCAATTGCTACTTGAGATGATGTGAGTCTCACTGATTTACGACTAGTCTTTGAACTACGCGTTGCAGAGGCAACGGTTTGTGTAGGTTTACTAACCGGTTTGTCCATAGGTTTATCAAATTTATGCGGAAATTCCAACCTAATTCTTTTGTCGATTTCCGTATAATATTCGTCAGACCTAGGGTCAATTCCTTCTTCTTCGGTAAGTTTTCTATGCAAATCAAACGCTGTATACGTCATTGCACTATCTTTACCGAACCACTCATTACTACTAGCCCAATCTTCTGCCCTTGGATCTGGCGGAGTTTGAACTTGTTGTCTTGGTTGTTGATATAGTGGTGGTTGTTCAACAGGTTTTTCTTTAGATGCTGTTTCTTGCATCTGATGTTGAGTTTTTAATTCAGCTAATTTACCCTGTTCATAACCAAGTTGAGATATAGAGGCTAAAGCTTCTGTTTCAGCTTTAGGATCTTCATTCTGTCTAGCAGCCCTTAATTTTTCTTGAGCCGCTGCAATAGAAGAAGTAATTCTACCTTCCATTTCTGCAACATAATTTTTATCTAAAGAATCTGCTGTAGTTTTAAACTGATCTCTTTCATGTTTTATACTTTCAGCAAAACGTAAAGCTTCTTCTTTTTGTCTTTCAGCTTCACGCATTCTTTTCGTTAATTTAGCTATTCGCTTTTTAACGCCTTCAGAATACTCTTCAATTTGCTTACTGTTGTCTTCTTGCTTATCACCTTCTTGAACAGCAGATTGCTCCACAGGTTTCTCAGATGTGTCATCGGCGCTACCACCGTCTTCAAGCTTTGTTTCA